GGCCACGCAGAGTTTGCTCAAATGGGCGTACAGCGTCTCCAGCCGGCCGCCGCGGTAATCCGCATGGCGCAGCTTGACCATGTTGCCATAGCTGTTGATATCCCCCTGGGTGCGCTTGCCGTTCCAGCGGTATGCGATTGCAACCGTGCCCGCTTCCGCTGCATATATTGGTGTACCAACTGCTGAGCGGAAATCTAGTGCCCGGTGCAGGCTGCCATCATTGTAGAGCCAGCCGGCGGTGATAATGTGCTGGGCCAGGGGCCAGCGGAGCAGGACGTCACCGTTTGAAAGTCTCATGGTTTGTTGTCCTTTCTGTTTGATAGTCAGCCAAAGTCCCATCAAGAAAACGTACGTGTGCGTATGCAGTGCTTGACATGATATTCTCCTTACTGCGTGATTTCCTCAGCGTTCGCCTTGTCCTCAGCGTCCAGAGCGTCGTAGTACGCCTGTGCCAGAGTCTCCACTTCTGTGATGTCGTCCTCCGTCAGCAGGCCACTGTCCAGATGGGTGTACGCCTTGTCCAACCAGTATGCCACGTCACGTCCGGCGGCGATTTCCCGCTTAATAGAGCGCAGGGTCAGGTCGTGCCGGGCTTTGGATTTAATTGCCATATGCTTTCCCTCCTTTAGGTAGCGGTTATGGATGCAATGGCATCCTCAAGCTTTTTGATTGCAATGTTCACATCGCGCTGGTATTCCAGCTTTACCCCCGCACCGTCACCAGCTTGAACCACGGTGTCGGGCGCGTAAGCGGTGATGGCTTTGTAGGCGGCAATTTCAGCAGGGGCGAGCGGGGTTTCGATGGGGGTGGTGAGAATTGCATTTTGCTCAGCCAACGTTTTTGTGCCGTCGAAAGCCGCTTTATCAACCCTCTGCACCTTCACCCCTCTTTCCAAGTCTACCTCGTCGCACACCCACTGCTGGCCCTGCGGGTCAGTGTAGTTGCCACCAGAGGTGACAGGTATGCCGGGCAAGCCGTTGGGAGTGGGCAGGGTGAGGAGCTGTTCACGGTAGGGGGAATAGGCAGTTGATTCACTCACTGTTGCAATGATTGGCGTGCCATAGGACGCATGCGCTGATGAAAAATTAAAACAGTAATACGCGCATTTCGCTGGCGTTTTAATTGTAAACGCAAAATCAGCAATACCGATTACATTCTTTTTTTCATCATAAAAACAACCGCCTTCTATCATTGCATTAAAGTGGTATGTTGTACTCGGTAAGCACGGTTGAATGCCTGTTATCCAATAACCATTTACACTATCTATCCCATAATAACCGGTTTCGGCATTGAAACCCTGATATTTATTATTTTGGAACAAGGCCGGGTTTAGCAGATTCTTCCCCGTCACCCTCACCGCCACGCTCCCGCCATCCCCTGCACTTACAATTGGCACAGGGTTATCGGGGCTGGGGGTGCCGTCCTGCGTGCTCTTTCCGTACACGGTCAGGCCGCACAGCGGGGCGGAATATGCGTCATTACAGCTTATCGGGTTGCCTGTCTCGCTGCCAACAAGCACATTCTGGCGCTTCTGCAACACAGCAGTATCTTCCTTTAGCTGACTAACTGCCTCTTTGTTCGCGGCAATCTGCATCATGGAATTATTGATGCTGTTGGCAGTGCTGTCGGCATCTGCCGCGCTCTTTGCAGCTGCATCTTCACTGGCCTTGGCAGCGGCGGCACTGTTTGCGGCAGCAGCCTTGCTGGCCGCAGCGCCATTCTGTGCGGCTTCAGCGGCTACTTTTGCCTTTTCTGCCACCGTCGCATCGGTAGCCGTCTGGGCCTGCTTGGCCGTTACGTCGTCCTGGATCGCCTGCATCTGTTGCAGCTTTTCCGCTGCGGCTTCACCTGCTGTCTTGGCTGCCAATTCTGCGCTGTTCGCATACTTTCTAGCAGCCGCCTCACTGCTTGCTGCCGCACTCTCGCTTGCCTTTGCCGCTTCCGCCGAAGCACTAGCTGCCGCCGCTTTCTGCGTTGCCGTGTTCACGGCACTGTCCAGATTTGCCGCGCTGGCGGCTGCCTCTTTGGCAGATTTTCCCGCCGCCGCCTCCGATGCCTTTGCTGTTGTGGCGCTGGATTTTGCCGCCGCTGCCTGTGTCGTCGCAGTGCTTGCGGATGTACTTGCACTGCTGGCGCTGGATGCAGCGGCCTTTTGTGCCGTTTCCGCACCGGCTTTTGCCGTCTCTGCTGCACTCTGTGCCGTTTTGGCAGCAGTGGCGGACTGGCCCGCGTTGGTTTCGGATTTCTTGGCATCCGCAGCGCTGTTGGCAGCACCGTCGCGGGCGGCTTCGGCCTGGTTTTTGGCATCTACAGAGCCGTCCCGCAAGTCCTGCATCTGGGTAAGGGCCTGGGCATTTTCGCTGGGGGTGGCGGTGCTGTTGGCACCGGGCACCTGGGCGTGGTCCAGCACCATGTACGGCAGATTGCAGCTGATGCGCTGCACGCCATCCTGCACGCCCCGGAACGTGATAGTGGCGCATCTGGACGGCCGTATGCAGGCTTCCGGCGGGACGGTCACAAGGCCGTCCGTGTCCGCCAATACCGTTACACCCTCATCGTTGGGGACGTTATGGAACGTGGCATCAATCGCAAGGCCCTCCCACTCCGGGCCGTGGCGCAGCAGCAGCTGTTCCGTGCCGTAACTGTCCCAGGTGCCCAGCACCAGCACGCCCATCAGGCCAACCACCTGCGCAGTGTGGCGGGCAAGGGTAATGGTATGTGTTGTCATCTTGTGGCTTCTTCCTCCTTTTTGTTTACCTCTCTCTCGCTGGCTTCCACCATCGAGATCACGTTCAGCAGCACCAGCCGCACCACAGCGGGGTGCAGGCAGCTGTTGTTGATGGCGTTGATGACGGATTTTTGGAGCTCTTCAATTTTTGCGGTTGTGGTCACGGGGGTGGAATCTCCTCCTTTGCAAAAGGGTATAAGAAAACCCTGTCCGTTTCCGAACAGGGTTCTTACTGGTCAGCAGGCCGCTTTCAGGTAGAGCAGCCGGAATACTTCACGCCCTTTGGGGGTGATCAAGGTCTGGGTGCCGCTCCAGCGGGTTTTCTCGTTGAAGCATTCTTTGACCTCAAACAAGCCGTTGTTTTTATCGGCATAGGGCATCAGCTTGCCCTTTTTGTCGCGGTAGATGAATTTCTTTGCCAGCAAAAAGGCGATAAAGGCTTTTTCGCCAATGCCCAGCTGCTTGGCGGTTTCGCGGAAGCTGGTCAGCAGATTCCGATCCACCAATTCATCGAAATATTCCGCTTTCGGCAGCATGATCTGTTTATCCACCATGAGCTGGCTGTTGGCGGCGGAAAGGGCGGCGTTTTTGTCCTGTTCAGCTTTCAGCTGCTGGCACAGCTGGATCATGGTATCGGGGTTCAGGATGGCGGCCTGCAGGGTTTCCGGTGTCATGTATGCGCCGTGCCTGCGGATGGTGGGGAGCACTTCGGCCGTGACCCATTTGCGGAACGGTTTGGCTTCGGGCTTATCGCTGCGCAGGATGACGTTGTACAGGCCGGATTCGCTGATGCAGATCATTTCTCGGTTTTGACCACCTGACACGAGTGTGGTTCGGGTCAGCTCATCGGCATCAAGCCGTTCTGCTGTGCGTCCAGTATCGCTAAGACCTAGCACCCCACACACGTCCTTCAACACGAACCAGGGTTCGCCGTTGATCTCTACCGTGCGCACATCGTTGTTCTCGTACTTAAAAATCTGCAGTTCGTTCATGCTACCACCTCCGCAAGTGTTTTGTTCGTGCGTTCCTGTACTTCCAGCTGGACCTGATATTTCCGTGCGGCTTCCCATACAGCAGCAAGCCCGCATTTGATTGCAATGTTAGGGCTGCTGCAGGGCACCAGGCGCTGGTATTCTTTCAGAAATGCCTTTTCGGCCATCAGGCACTCCAAAACAGAAGGGCCAAAATCGTTTGCTTTTTTCATCTTACTTGCCCTCCACAAAAAGCTGCTGTTCGAATTGGCGGTAAACATTGGCCAGGTAGAGCGCAGCGCCATGCAGGGCGTCTTCATAGCACTCTGCGGCGTTAGCGCCCTCTGCCATAGCAATTTGGATGGCGTCCACAATATTAGTAGCGCATTTCAGTTCATACAGCGGCGATTCCAGATCGCAGACGTTCAGATTTTTGTTCAGGTATTGATGGCTCATGATTTTACTTGCCCTCCGTTATGCTGATTTCGACCCAATCTTGCAAACCGTGCAGGGTGTCCAGCGCAGAATGCAGCAGGGAACGGTAAACAGGGGCATCGTTCAAGAGCATAAGTGCTCTGGTTTCGCAGGATTCTTTTGGAGTGTTCTCGTGGGGACCTTCTTCAAAAAAGTCATCCATAAGGCCAAGTACATTGTCCAGGTCTTCTAAAATACAGCTTACACAGAACAAATCACAGTGAGCAGCGGGTTTATGCATAATATTTACCTCTCATTCACTTGTAAGAGGTGTAGCTAAATGGTATAATGGATTTACCAGATGGCTTACCTCTGGGGTTTGAATCCCTTGTACTGCGCGTCCGCCAAGAAGCTACAGTACGGGGGATTTTTACTTTTGCTCCAAAAACTGATTGATTGCCTGTCGAATTGCTTGTGCAACGGTGAGAGAGTCTCTTTCACACCGTTGCTGCAATCGAGCGAATGTTTCAGAATCAAGTCTAATGCTGAAACGAATATCTTTTGGATTGTCAGCCTTTGGACGCCCTATATGAGGGCTCATAAGTTCACCTCACTTTCTGTCACGCATTTAATATAATATTTGCGTGACAAAAAGTCAAGCATTATTTTCAAAAAAATATGTGAGAGTAAAACACAAGTACGGAAATGAGAATAAAAATACCACGGTGCAAAATTTGCATCGTGGTTGATATTCAGCCATAATAATGGCAGTTTTACACACAGTGGGCAGCGGGTTTATGCATAATATTTACCTCAAATCATTTGTAAAACCGCTAAGACTGTGGTATAATAAATTTACCAAATCATAACGGTTTGGGGTTAAAAGAGTAGTCTGAACTTTTCGTAGGGGACAGGCTACTCTTATTTTTCTGTCAGCTTTTTGTGGAGTTCATCAACCATACATTCAAGCAAGTCAGTCTTTGTTTTTCCTGTGATGTCAGCACACTCTTGAAATTTTCGGACAGTGCTTTCGGTTGCTCTTAAAGCAATCTGCTTGTTTTTTGGTTCAGCTCCCACAATAGGCCGACCGGTTTTAGGCGACATGTCATCACCTCCAATATTGCCTAGGCATAATATAACATACGCCTAGGCAAAAGTCAACGGTACATTTCAAAAAACTTGTAAGAGGTGCGGCCAAATGGTATAATATATTTACCAGATGGCTTACCTCTGGGGTTTATAAGGCATTCGCTTCGCTGTGGTAGGTGGGAGCGGATGCCTTATTTGCTTTCAACCTCAGCCTTAATCTTTTGGATTCCCAGCCGGATAATATCACTGCGCGTTTTATTGAGCTTTTCGCAGCAATATTTCAAATCGCGCATCGTTTGTTCGTCAGCGCGGATTTTCAGCTGGATGTCCTTTGGGTTTTCAGACTTTGGTCTGCCTGTACGGGGCGACATATCATCACCTTACTTTCTGTGTACACGCTTATTGTATAGTTGTGTACACGAAAAGTCAAGTACTATTTTCAAAAAAAGATGAAAAAGGAGAGAAAAACAATGCCGTTAAGATTCAAAGTCAATATTCTGGAAGCGCTGAAGCAGGCCGGATACAATACAACGCGAATCCGGCAAGAAGCTCTTTTAAGCCAGTCCACATTGCAAAAACTCCGAACGGATGGGCAGTTGTCGTGGTCAAACATCGAAACAATCTGTCGGCTGCTCAACTGTCAACCGGGCGATATTCTTGAATACATTCCCGACACCCCGCGATTAACCCCTGCGGGGATTTTTTATGCCTTATCTGCGGCAACAGCCCCTTGCGCACCCTGCTGCACCTTGTCCAGCGTATCCATGGCGGCGCGCAGGACAGAGAGGTACTGCGGCAGATCGTAACGGCAAAAATATTCGGCAGCCCCGGCGGTTTGCAGGGTCGTTTCATCGGCCGCTTCGACCAGGCCGGATAGAGCAAGAGACAAAAGGTTGCGGGCATCCTGCAGGGAGCCGTCCTTTAGCTCGGTGTCGCTTGAAAAAGTGAGGTAGGATTGATGCATGTATACACCTCCGTTGGGTTTAGTTAGGAGTTAGAAGGGAGGAGTTGGAAGGTGTGCGCGTGCGCGCACGGGTTGAAAATAGGGCCGCAATCCCGTGTCGCAGTCCGGTGCGTACAGGGATTTGCCATCGATCTGGAACAGATTGGTCAGGGTCACGTTACACACCTCCTGTGGCAATGGCCTGTTTGCGTTGCCAGCGCTGCACGGCGTGGCCTACGTCTTCGTCGGTCAGCTCAATGCCGTACACGGCGGAGAGGATCTCCCGCAGCACGGAAACCACGGCTTCAAAGCCCGCCATCTGGCCCGCCTGCAGGTCCTCCATGACCTCGGCCACGGCCTGCTTGATGGTGTCCAGCGGGGCTTCCACGTTGGTGCCGTGGCTCTGGTCGCCCAGCACGGCGAGGAACTCCCGGTTGGCCGGGATGACCGCGCCTTGCGCCAGGTAGGGAATCTGCGGGGCAGTCAGGGTGCTGATGTTAAACCCGACATGTCCGCCGCCGAATATGTCCGGCAGGTCAAACGAAAGCCCGTTCAGCGCGTTGATGACCGTGTTGATGCCGGTGACAACGGCGGAGATCATCCGGTTGATGAAGCCGATGATGCCATTGACGGCGTTTTTGATGGTACTGGTGATGCCGTTCCAGATGTCAGAAATCGTCTGCCCAAGGGAATTGAATGTCTCAGTAGTTTTAGCGCGGATGGTATCCCATGCGTCTACAAAATTCTGCTTGAGGTCACGCAGCCAGCCGGTGATGTTCTCCCACTTGCTGGCCAGACCGTCCAGAAGTCCCTGCGAGATGTAGGAACCCCAGGATTTGGCTTCGGTGCTGGGGGAGTGGATGCCGAATGCTTCGCAAATACCGTTTTTGAACGGCGTGAAAATGTGATCATAGATCCACTGCCCGATACCGTTCCAGAGCGCTTCCAGGCCGTTGATAAAACCATTGCCCAGGTACTTGGCAACATCGTCACCGTATCCGGCAACCGCTGCCTGGGTTTGGACGTCATCAAACCATTGCTTTACACCCTGAATAAAATCACCGACAAGATGCCCGGCAAGGGCAGAAAGCCCATCTGCCAGCCCAGTGACGGCGGCGGACAGCAAATCCAGAATCGCCTGTGCAAGTTCTGCGTAGTCGATATTGGTAATGCATTCGGCAATCGTGCTGCCAATCTGCTGCCAATCCAGCCCATCGATCCAGTGCGCCAGGGCTTCAATCAAGCCTGCCGCACCGGATACAAGGTCTGCCGCGGCCTGGGGCCAGTCAATGTTATTGATGGCGGCCATGGTCGCGCGGGCGAAGGCATCGCCTAAGGCCCCAAAGTCAAAGGTCTGAATGAAACCGTGCAGCGTCTCGAAGAGGATTTTCCACTTGGCAATCATCAAGCGGCCAAGGGCTTCCTAGTCCAGTTCTTCCACGCACTGGTTCATCCCATTTCCGATGCCATTGCCCAGGGTGTCCCAGTGTATACCCTGCACTAAGGTGTCCGCAAAGATCAGTGCAGTGTTAAGCCCCTGTGCCAAGGTAGAACCAACCAGCCGCCAGTCCAGCCGGGCGATAAAGCCGTTGAGGGTATCCGCAATGTTTGTGGCCCAGGTCTGGGCCTTGTCCTGGATATCTGGCCAGGGGATAGCGGCAAGTGCTTCGTTGAGCTTTTGGGCGAAAAGCTGCCCGACCTGGTTCCATTCGCCTGCCTCGATGGCGGCCAGCACGGAATCCAGGAACGGGCTTTTTGCGTCAAAGTTATAGTTGGGGGTGATGCTGCTGGCGCCCGAACCGCCGGAGGAGCTGTCCTTCTTATCTAACCGTTCGATCTCATCAAACCCGGCCAGGCTCTTTGCAGCATCTTTCGCTGCCTTGGATGTTCCGCTCATGCCCTTGGCAGCGGCCTTGGCGGAGGATACCGTCTTGCCGGTCAGGAACGCCACCAGCTTTGCAAGGTAGGCAAATACGGTTGCCGCTGCGTTGGCCAGCGTGGTCAGAGCAGGGGTCAGAACTTGAATTAACGGTGCGGCAGCAGTAGCCGCAGCACCTTGCAGGTTGCCAAGGGCCTGCCGCAGGGACGTGCTGGAAAGCAGGGCAGTGCCCATGTAGTTGGTCATCTGGCGCAGACCAGACGAGAGAAGGTTGAAAATCAGCGCACTGGAAGCAAGGCCGGTAATGCGGCGGGAAAACCGCCCCATGCTCTTTGTCATGGCCGCCAGCCGGGTCTGTATGTTTTTGAAAGGTTTTTGCAGGACTGCTACGGTGGTCTTGCCCGCAGCCTGCAGACCTTGGCTTGCAGTTATCCAAAAACTCGGAGCTGCCGCTTGCGTCTGATTCTGTGTTCCAGTTTGCAGCAGGTCGCTTTCTTCTGCGGCCGCCTGTTCCCGCACGGCACGCTGCTCGGCGGCCTGGGCGGCCTTATTCTGTGCGGTAATGGACTTTTGCGTCTCCGCCACAATGAGCTCCGCGTGCTGCGTGGCGGTTTCATCCAAGGAACCATAGGCTTTGTTCTGGCGCTCTTCAATTTTGGCAAAGGACTTTTCAATGTCCGCCGCCTGCTTATTGAAGTACGCCTGCATGGAATCTTCGCCGTTCAGGTACTGTGCCAGGCTGCTTTGACGGGTTACCGCCTGCTCTTCGGTCGCCAGCTGTGCGGCAAGTGCCGCGTGCTGCTTTTGCAGGTCGGAAAGAACGCTTTCCTGCTCGGTATACTTCGCCGTCAGGCCGGGAATGGACTGCTGCAGCTTGTCCAGCGCACCCTGAAGCTCCGACGCTTTGGCCGCGTCGCTGGCAAAATGCTGGCCCACAAACTCCTGGGCTTTCAGGTTTGCTGTCTCCGGGGTGAACAATGGATTCCGCTGCTTCTCGATCTCGGCCCGGCGCTGCACAAAGCTGCGCAGCTGTTCATTCACGCTTTCCAGCTCTGCTGCCGTGGATTCCGCCTTGCTCTGGGCATCGGAAAGCTCTTTCCCAAGCGCCAGATGCTTGCTGTTTGCGGTATTGATCTGCCTGTCCAGCGCAGCAACCTGCTGGGCGGTGCTCTTGGCCTTGGCCTGCAGCTCTTTCAGCTCGGCATAGGCGCCTTTATTGTTGATTCTGGTATCCAGAATGATCGACCCATCAGCCAAACATTACACCCCCAGACTTTTGAAAAATTCTTCTTCCGCGCTGGTCAGCTTGTGTTTGGGCAGGGTGACCAGATCGGGATTGCTGCGCACAAATTCCTGCTCGGCTTTGTCCAGCTTTTTGCCGTGCAGGCGCTTGTTGCGGATGGAGACGACCTGCGCAAACTGGCCGTCCCCGATGCAGCCAAATGCCCCGATGAACTCCCACCAGTGCAGGTAGGCGCAGCGGCGGCAGCTGTAGCCCAGAACTTTGTCCACTGCCGGTGCCATGATGGCGGCGTCGGTGTCCCAGTCCACAAGGGCGGGCTTTGGCACGGCGGCTTCCACCGGCTTGCCGCAGTTGATAAACACCATGGCCGCCTGGGCTGCTGCACTCAGGTCCGGCAGGCGTTTCCAATCCGGGTACAGGATCTCCAGGCAGGCAAGGGTCTGTTCCTGCGGGCTCAGCTCCGGGTCACGCAGGGCGGAGATGGCATCCAGCACGGCGCGGTAGTCGCTGCGGATGGCAAACTCCTGCCCGCATACCGTCACGCTGGTGGGCAGCTTCCAGCTGCTCACTGCTGCTCCGGGGCCAGCCCGGCGGTGCTGCCCTGGTAGGCGTCCGCGTGCCTGGCAATGCGGGCCGCGCTGGCCTTGGCGGCGGCTTCCACCGCCTGGGTCAGCATCGGGGTGACGGCATCCAACACGGCTTCGGCCACCAGGCTGCCGTCCTCGCAGAAAGCCAGGCTGGATACCCCGGCAAAGAATACATCCGATACCGGCGTGCCGAAGATGTAATCAAACCAGTGGCGCACCTGCCTGTCCCACTCCACCAGATCCTCGGGGCCGGTCACGGGCGCGGCCGTAATTTCGGCAATCTTGGCGCGGGCTTCCTCCATGCGGCCGGCCAGGCTGATGTCAGAGGGGTTGAAGCGGATGGTGCCGATCAGGGTGCCGTCCGCATCCTTGACGTCATAGCTTTTTAAGCCGCGGTCAATGTTCAGCTCCATTGTTTATTCCTCCGTGAAGGTGGGCACGCCGGCCGCAATGGTGCAGGTGCCCAGCGTTTTGTTGTTGGACAGGTGTACGTTCATCGGCATGCCGACGTAATCGGAGCCGCCCAGGCTCTGGGGCACGATGGTGCAGCCGGTGTGCTTTTCCGCCGTGAAGGAGCCGGAAGCAGCCCCCAGGAAGCAGTGGACGTGCAGCACATCGAACATGCTCAGCTCGCTTACGGCGTTGCGGCGCTCAATGTCCAGCAGCTTGGCGCTCAGCTTCTGGCCGCCGCGGATGGTGCAGGGGTCCAGGTCAAGCTCCGGCTTTGCGGCGCTCACGTTCACGTCCGTAATGCCCAGGATGTCGGTCACGGTGTCGGTGTCGTGGTTGTATTCCACGCTTGCGTCCTCAACGCCGCGGCCCAGCAGTTCCCAGGTCTCAGTACCGGAACCGCCGACGTTCACAAAGATCATGTCCAGTTTGCGGTCAGCTTTTTGGCCGGCGGTCAGGTTGATAGCAGCTTCTGCCATGGTTATTCCTCCTCAAGATAGAGTTTGATTTGTAATTGATAGCGGGCCGCGTTGGCATCCGCCCCGGTGGGCACACCGGCGTTGGATGCCGTGATTTTGGTCACGCGGTACCCGCTGACAGCGGGGTAGTTGTGGGTGCGCTCCTGCCCGCGGATCCAGGCGGAGAGCGCGGCGAAAAAATCAGCGGCGTCCAGGTTGGGCTTTAGTTCCCGCCCAAACGGCAGCTGTGCCACAAAGGTCAGGTTGTATTCGGCCAGGTCATACCCCAGCACGTCGGTGCGGTGGCTCTCGCTGGCCGTGCGCAGGGTGTATTCGGTCGGCTCTGCGCCCAGGTAGTTGGCGTTGAACAGGTCCTGCCTGTTGATCAGGGGGCACTGTGCGCGCATCCAGGCGCGGGTGGCATCCAGTACGTTCATCTTCCGGGTCTCCCTCCTGCCAGGGCGGCGGCTTCGCGGATGATGTCATCCTTGTGCTCGGCCATGGCCCGCTCAAATCAATAAGCACCGCGGTCCGGCGCGCCGTTGTAGGTCAGCGGGCGGCCGGTGGGGTACTTGTGGGGCGGGCTGAAAAAGCCTGCCAGCTCGCCGCCCTCAAAAATGGGAATGTTGGGGCCGTATACCTCGCCGTAGTACAGGTAGCGCGCATAGGGCGTGGCGTACACGATCATGCCGTCCCCGATGGCGCTTGCCGTGATGGCGCTGTGCTTGAGGGTGCCGGTTCGGAATGGCACCTTGGGGTCACAATAGCGGATCACCGCTTCGTCCACCGCCTTCTGCACCCTCCCGCCCGGTGTCAGCCCCCGTTTTTCCAGGGCATCAGAAAGGGCGGAAAGGTCAAGGCGGGCATCATATTTCAGTCCCATCAGCTTGCCTCCACATACCAGTGCGGCGCGGGGTGGCCGCGGTTGTCATGCACGTCCAGCACGGTGGCGGTCACGGTGCCGCAGGTGATCGTGTCGCCGGGGGCAATGTCCAGCCCAGCGGGGGCGGCGCTTTCCGGGATGCGGCATTTGTACACCCGCGCCGCGTGCAGGCCGGTGGAATCCACGGCGGACTTTGCCTGCCCGTACCAGCTCACGCCGGTCAGGGTGGTTTCTTCTTTCACGTCCCGGTCGGCATCGCCGTCATAGTGCAGGTGGGTCAGGGTCACGGTCTGGTCACAGCCGTACAAGGGCCGCACCTCCCATCCCGGCCCGCATAGCGCAGCGGATGGCTGCGCGGCAGGTAAATATCCGCGGCCGCCTGCATGTCTGCCGTGTACTGTGCGGTCAGGACGGCAGTATTCAGCGTTTCGCTGTAGCCGTCTGTGTTAAAGGATGCCAGGCCGGGGCGGCTGCGCTCATCGGCCTTGGCGGCCTGGTAGCGGGCGGCAACATCCGCCAGCGCGCAAGCCGCCAGCTTTACGGTATCATCCACCGGCGCGCCGCACTTCAGGCGGCCAAATGTGATGCTGTCCAGATAAGCGCAGGCTTCCCGCACGGCGGGCATCCACTGCCCCTGGGTGGTGATCAGAGTGCCGCAGTAGGTGCCCTGATAGTCGGTAAAATCAGCATACATGGCAGCCCCCTTACTTGGATACAGGCAGGGTGACGGCAACCGGTACGGCGGCTGCGGCAACCGTTACGGTGCCGGTCTGCGGGCGGTAACCGTCTGCCTTGACGCTGTAGGGATATTCACCGGCGCGCAGGTGGAACACTGCGGTGCCGTCAGTGCCGGTCAGGCGGATGGAGCCGTTCACATTGACAGCTGCACCGGCAATGGCATTGGGGGAGCTTTCGGCATTATCCTTGACGGTAAAGGTCACAGTCTGGTCGGTGTAGGCGGTCGCGGCGTCAATGTAGGCAAAGGGCGCGTTGACGCGGTTCTCGTTCATGCGGGTGGCGGGGTTCGGCATAGCCCAGCCCATGCGGAAGGTAATGCGCAGGGCAATCATGTCCTGCTGGGCCAGGTTGAAGATGATGGCCTTGGTGCTGGGGTCCTGGATCACGGCCTGGTCCAGGATCTTGACGTCCACATCCTGGCGGATGGAGTACACCAGCTGCTTGAAGTTGCCGGCCACCATGCGGGCAACGCTGGTATCAAAGCTGCCGTTCTCCGGGAAGTAGATCGGCGCGCCGTCCAGGGCATAGGGAGTGGTGCCCTGCATATCGCTCTTGTACAGGGGGTGGCCGTTGGTGTCCTTGATGCCGCGCAGGGACGCTTTGGCGCCCATGGCAGCCACAACGCCGTCCACGGTGTAGCCTGCATCCTCCACCTTGGCAAACAGGCCGTTTTCGCCCAGCAGGGAATCATAGCTGATGCCGCCGGAAACGTTGTTGCCGGCCTGGCGGGCAACGGTGATAATGTCGTTCTGCCACTCTGCCGGTCGGTTGATGCCGAACAGAATGGCCTGGTCCACCCGCAGGCCGATGGCTTCGTTGACACGCGGGGTTACCTCGCCCAAGATGTCAAACTCAGCATCAGCCAGAACGGCTTCGGGGATGGGGACAATGACTGCCAGCTCACCGGCGGTCAGGTAGACGTTTTCCCACGCCTGGCGGGAAGTCTGCTTATAGCCGGTATCACCGTTGACCCAGTAGGCCAGCGGCAGCATGGAAAGCACCGGAATGCGGGTCTGCTTGCTGGTCATGTTGGGCAGCTTGCGGCCCAGCTGCATCACAACGCTCTGCTTGGGGGCATCCTGAAAAATGGTGCTGACGACCTGCTCACGAATCAGGGCTTCAGCGCGGGAACGATCAATAACATTGGGCATGGGTTATACTCCTTTCATTTGCCAAACGCGGCACGGATCGCCGCATTTGCTTCTTCGCGGCCGGTGGCAGCTGCCGGGGTGCCGGTAGCACTTGCCACAATGCGCGCGGGCTTGGTATCGGCGGCAAACGCGCCGGGGTCATTTTCGCGGTAGGTCTTTACAAAGTCGTCAAAGCCCAGCAGGCTGTCCCCCTGCAGGGGCAGTTTCTTGGCGGCCAGGTCGGCCATAAATGCTTTTTTTGCGCTGGCGCTGGTAAAGTGCAGCCCGGCAGCTGCATTCTGGGCGGCATAGCCTGCCTGCAGCTCGGCTACTTTTGCGTCAGCAGCTTTCTGGGCATCGGCGGCTTTCTGCTGCCAGTCGGGGTCGTAGCCTTTCAGCTTGGTGTTGGCTTCCTCCAGCTGGGTGCGGATGGCATCACGCTCGGCTTTGGCCGTTTCGGCGGCCTGCTTTTCGCGGTTCACGTCCGCGCCGTTCATGGCGAACACGCGCTGCACCTGCTCATCATTCAGGCCAAGGGCTTTGAGATCTTCGGTTTTCATGGGTGTTACCTCCTGTGTAGGGTGTCAGATAGGCGTTTTTAGGTGGTTGCCGTCACCGTCTGTGCGGCTGTTTCAGCCCTGCCGCAGCCGGGCAAAAGGGTATAAAAATTGCCCGCTTGCCCCTCATGCAGGGCAAGCAGGCATAAAAAAACCACGGTGCGGGTGCATCGTGGTTGAATCGTTAAGGGCTATTCGGGAAGTTCGCCCAATCGTTTCAGAATGTTGTAGCATCCACGGGCAGCCAGTTGGGCAGGAGGAATGTCTCCATCAAGCGCAACCCAACCGTCCGGCACGGTATACTTTGGGTCAATAGGGTTCTCTTGAAGGAACTTTTTCATTTCTTCAATTTTCTCTGGCGTAATAGTGAATGCCATAATTCTGAACCTCTTTGAAATAAGTATTCAATGTATCATAAACGGCGGCTTTGGTTGTCGCTTTGTTCATGTCAAACATCAACAGGGAAGTCAGGTTTTCCAAAGCTGTTTCATCGGTATTGTTGGTTCTTTCAATCGCGTAAAGGGAACCATCATTGCCAACGGCGGTCAGAATGCGGATGGTTTTGTTTTTAGAGAATGCGTCCAAATCATCAGGCGAAAATGTCAGCCCGCTTGGGTGCGAGTGCATTACAATACAGTCAACATTCGGAACCTTGATTTTCACAGATGTTCCCGGTTCAGAACTTTCCTTGTAACCGCCCAGCGGCTGCATATCCAGCCCGTAACAGCGGGCCTTTTCTATCCCAAGCGGAACCTTTCGGGCTTCCAGCAGCAGCTTCTTGTGGGCGTTGGCAAGGGCACGGCTGCCCGCGGCGTCCAGCGTCTCACAGGCAAATGGCTGAATGTGCTGAATGCTCTGGATGGTAATCTCCTTGTACCCCAGGCTGATTTCTTTCAGTGTAGCATTGTTTTGGGCGGATTGCAAGGCACTTGCCGCCGCATCCGCCTGTTTCGCTTCCCTTTGCCCAAAGCCCGGCACCTCCGCCCTTGCGCCGTCCAGCCTCTCCCCGGTTTCTGCCAGGAAAGCACTCAGCTGCTGCCGGGCGGCTTTCAGCTTGGCGGCGCTTTGGCTGGCATCCACCCCGGCGGCGGTCTCGGCCAGGTAACGGCGCTTGTACTTGCGCACCCTGCGTTCCAGCGCCCGCTGCATCTGGGTGATCTCGTACCGGGTGTACAGCCCGCCGCCGTAGGGGATATTGCGGGCGTCCAGTTCGGCCAGGCGTTCGTCCGTGTAGTTGCGCACGGAGATGCCGGGGTAGAACGGGTAAAAGTTGTGGCGGCAGTTCCAGCCGCACAGGCCGGGTCCGGTGCCGTAACCGGTGGCGGTCTCAAAATCCTCGTACCGCTCACCGTCCTGCACCACAGCGCCGCCGCGATGGTAAACCCGGCCCTGCCACACCGCATGGGTGGGGCGGGCACCTTCGTGGGCGGTCACCTCCACAAACTCGCAGTCCATCTCTTCCATGCGGGCCAGCTGCAAT